TACTTGGTCTTGCAGGCAACATTGCCGGTATCGATCCGGCCGTCATGGACAACATCGACATCGACTACGCCCTCGACAAATACTCCTACCTCCTCAACAACGATCCCAAGATGATCCGCTCCCCTGAGGCCTTGGCCCAGATCCGTGCCGAACGCCAGAAGGCTCAGCAAGCCCAGCAGCAAATGGAGATGGCGACCCAAATGGCCGAGGGCGCTAAGACCCTATCTGAGACCCAGACCGGTTCCGGCATCAATGCCCTTCAAGCCATGGGCGGAGTCGCTCCATGAACCCCAACGCAGCCAGCCGCAAGGACGTTCGGGCCCAAGAGAAGATCGCTGCGCGCCTCGCTGTCAACGACGCCGAAGTGATCCGAGGCCTAATGTCCACCATCACCGGTCGCGCATGGATGCATTCCAAACTCGAGTTCTGTCACATCTTCGCAGACCCATTCACCAACGAAGCCCTACTCGAAGCCTACCGCAAAGGCGAACGCAACATCGGCCTAGCCCTCCTCGCAGACATAATGCTCCACTGTCCCCAACAATACGTCATCATGATGGAAGAACAAAATGCCCGAAGCACCGCTGCCGAACACACCCGAAGCGCGATCGCCGACAGGGACCCTTTTGGACCAAGCGGGGAACCAGCCGTCGGATCCGAGCCTCCAGACGGATACTTCGGCGACGACTACGACGGAACCAGCCCCCTCGTCGACTACTCCGGCACCGGCACCAAAGCCCACTGAGGTCCCTGAGAAGTACGATCTCAAAGCCCCCGAGGGCTACGATCTCAACGAGGCCATCGTCGGCGAAGCTTCGACCCTGTTCAAGGAAATGAAGCTCACCAACGACCAAGCCCAGAAGCTTGTTGACTTCCAAGCCAAGCTCCAGAAGGACGCCGCTGAGGCTCCCTATGCCGCCTACGACGCAATGCGCGAGGAGTGGCAGGGCCAAGTGAAGGCCGATCCTGAGCTAGGGCCCAAGCTCCCGCAGGTCAAGGAAACCATTGGCCGCGCGTTGGACACCCTTGGCGATCCCACGCTCGTCGCCACCTTTCGCGAAGCAATGAACCTTACTGGAGCAGGCGACCACCCTGCCTTCATTAAGGCCTTCTACAAACTCTCACAAGCGGTTGTAGAAGGTACCCCTGTCCGTGGGGCTAACCCTTCTCCCCACGGACAGACCCAATCAGGCCGAGTAGATCGACCGAGCGCGGCTCAGGCAATGTACCCGACCTTACCCTCATCCTAACCCAGCCTCAGAGAGGTAGAACAGCAATGCTCAGATGGGAACGGATACCCGCCACCATAACCTCAACCCCTTCACGGAGACTATAATCCATGGCTACAATTGGCTCGACCGCACTCACGTACGCGGACTGGGCGAAGCGCATGGATGATGGGTATCGCGTTGCATCCATCATCGAGCTTCTGTCCCAAACCAACGAGATCCTCGATGACATGTTAGTCGTCGAAGGCAACCTACCGACCGGTCACAAAACGACCGTCCGCACCGGCCTCCCTCAGGCCACTTGGCGACTCCTCAACTCAGGTGTTCCCAATGCAAAGTCCACGACCGCGCAAATTGTTGATACTTGCGGCAACCTCGAGACCTATGCCGTTATCGACAAGGACATCGCTGACCTCAACGGGAATACGGCAGAGTTCCGACTGTCGGAGGTTAAGGCTTTTCTGGAAGGTCTGTCCCAACAGGTCGCCACCACCATCATCTACGGCAACCAGCATACCAATCCCGAGCGCTTTACTGGCTTTGCGCCCCGATACTCCACTAAGACCGTCGCCAGTTCCCAGACCGCCAACAACGTCCTAGACGGTGGCGGTACGGCCTCGACCAACACCTCCCTCTGGATCACAACTTGGGGCTCTGACACCACCCACGGCACCTTCCCCAAGGGCAAGATCACTGGGCTCCAGCACCGCGACATGGGCGAGTGGCCCGTGACCGACGCATCGTCCAACACCTACCAAGCCTATCGCGACCACTTCAAGTGGGAGATTGGCCTCGTCATGCGCGACTGGCGCTATACCGCCCGCATCGCCAACATCGACGTGGCTCAGTTGACCGGCGTCAGCGCAGCGAACCTGATCAACCTGATCGTTCGCGGCCTGTACCGCCTGCCGACTGCCCCCGCTGGCGCAACCGCGATCCAGACCTCGGACACCCCTGAGGTACGGGCCAACATGGGCCGCGTGGTGATGTACTGCAACCGCGTCGTCCGGACCTACCTTGACCTCCAAGCCATGAACAAGACCAACGTCTTGCTCCGCTTGGAAGAGTTCCAAGGCAAGGTCGTTACCACCTTCCGCGGCATCCCAGTCCGTACCTGCGATGCGATCCTCAACAACGAAGCCCAAGTGACCTAAGGAGCTAACATGATCCTCGACTCACTACTTCAATTCTCTGCCACTGCTGGTGATCTCATCACCACTTCTGGCGGTGTGATTGTCTCGACCAATGTCATCGACCTTGGCATTGGCGCAACGGCAACCACTGGCATTCCCCTGTCGACAGCAGGCGGCGGTGCCCGTGACATCGGCATCGGCGACGATCCGGCCATGAAGATCTTGGTGCTTTGCGGTGGTACCTTCGCGGGTGGCACCTCAATCATTATCACCCTTCAAGGCGCAATCGACGATGGCACTGGCGTACCGGCTGCATTCAGCGCTTGGTGGGCCTCTCCCACCTACCTGCTTGCAGGCCTCACCGCTGGCACCCGCCTGATGGACATGGACATGCCTCGCCCACCGGCAGGCGTAGCCATTCCGCGCTTCCTGCGTTTGGGCTACACCGTTGCTGGCACCTTCACAGGCGCAACCAGCATTCTCAAAGCCTACCTCGTACTCGATCGCGACGACCAGTTCTACTCCAGCACGAATAACGCCATCATGGGCGGCTATCCGGCTGGCATCAACGTCGCGAACTAGGAGGACACATGAAGCGCATCCTCCTTGCGCTGGCATTCGCTGGGGGCTTCACAGCCCTCGGCGTTGCTATCGCTCAGCCCATTGTCAACACTGCGATCTCTGGCAATGAGGTCATTCAAGTTGCCCAAGGCCCCGGTGGTCCTGTTGGCCTCCTCGGTATCAACACCCTTCGCGGCTCTATGCCCATCGCCACACAGTCAGGGTCTGGTGCCGCGACCGCAACCGCTACCATTGGCACACTCTGCTGGGTCAGCACGGCCCCTACCACTTGGGCTGTAACCCTCCCAGCAGCGCCCGCCAATGGCGCGATCGTTCGCCTCTGCACTGACACAACCCTGACCACAATGGTCACGGTGACCGCAGGGTCGGGCGATACGCTCTCGACCACCTTCGCCTCTCAGACACTCACCGCAAACGCTTCTTGGCCCGCGTGGCAATATTATTCCACAACCAAGATCTGGTATAGGGTAGGATAATGAAAAAGCTCAGTGCCGCACTTCTAATCTACCTTGGGCTAGCAAGTGCGGCGCTGGCCCAGTCACCGGCTATCAACGTCCCGGCCACGATGGCTTCGGCCCCGATCGCCATCACCACCGCCACGACGACGCTAGTCATTACCGGCATCAGCGGCAAGTTCATGTATGTCACTGCGATCGACGTAGTGGCCGCAGGGACCGGCAATATTCAATTCATCACCGGCACAGGCGCAACCTGCGCCGTCGGTACGGTCAACGTGACCGGCAACTACAACCTTACCGCCCAAGCAGGCTTTGCCAAAGGCTCAGGCTTTGGGGCGCTATGGGTCCTACCGTCTGGCAACTCGCTCTGCGCTGTGACCTCAGCGGGTGTAGGTATGCACGGGAGTATCGCCTATGCGTGGCTTTAAGCTCCTCCTAGCGGCCCTATGCCTAGCGCCAACGCTCGCTTGGGGCCAAGCCACCTCATGGCCGCCACCGGCCGGAGCCGTAGCGTTCCTTTGCGTCTACAACCTCATCCCGCCTGTAATGACCGACGGGCAGGTTGGGTTCATCCAATGCGACGCCAACGGCCAACTTAAGTCCACAGGCGGCGGTGGTGGAGGTGGTGGCGGCTCTGTGACCCAAGGCTCCAGCCCTTGGATCGTGGCAGGCACTGGCACAGCGGGCACACCCTCTGTCGGCGTCCTTACCGTCCAAGGCCACGCCTCGGGCACTCCATTCACAGTCAACCAAGGCACGTCCCCTTGGGTTGTCTCAGGTGCAGTGTCGGTGACCCAAACAACCTCGCCTTGGGTTGTCTCGGGCACCGTAACAGCCAACACCATCATCGCGCCATCCTCGTCCTCGGCCATTGGCATTACCCCCGTAGTCTCAACTGCTACCGAGGCCTCGCACATTCTCAAGGCCGCACCGGGCAACGTCTATTCTGCCTACGCAGTGAACCACACTGCGACCACAGGCTTCCTACTCCTGCTCAATTCCATCTCAGCCCCGGCTGATGGGGCAGTTGCTCCATTGGCTTGTGCCTTCCTACCGCCCAACGGCGTGGCCTCAATCAACTACGCGCCCGGTCCTCCTGGAGTATTCTCCACAGGCATTACCGCCGTAGTCACCTCGGCCGCAACTTGCTTCACCAAGACCACAGGGGCTATAACCGCCTTCATCTCGGGGTCAGTACAATGAAACCATTAAGGATCTTCCAGTACGCCCTGCTTAGCCTGCTCCTTGGGCCTATGATTGGCACAGTCCTATGGGGTGCCCAGAAAGCCATTGCTCAAGCAATCAACGCCT